CTTACGGTCTTGTTCATGGTCGCCTAAGTGTCTATGATAAAAAAGATAATTTACTCAATCCCCCAGTGGGAGACCCTTTGGAGTAGATTCCGGAACAGGGTGTTGCGGATCCGCAACACAGCGATGTTAATAAACATCAAAAATGTACTCAAAATTCACACTATTTCTACCCCCCTTTTTATAAATATTTTTCGTTACCTTGAGTAACAAACAAATATATGTCTTAAAGGAGGCAAAAAATAAAACAAGAATGAAAAATATTGAGGAAAATCTTGAAGAGCAACAATCTAACAGTTGGCTTTTCGCAGATAATATTGGAGACAAGTTAGAATATTTCATGTATTTCGCGATTGGTTTCGCCCCATCTATTGCGGCATTACACGCATTGGGGAATATGTAATGATAAGAAAAATAATAATCGCTACAATCACATTAGCAGCCTTAACAGGATGCACTACCTCGACTACCAGCGAGGTCTCTCGATACGGATTTTCAAATATAAGTCCGAAAAGAGAGATGCTCGGCAATTGTCTAAAAAGATACGGAATTCAATACTACAAAGAAACTGGGGCAGAGTTAGTATACCTACGGGGAGTAACAGTATTCGATTATTGCAGAACACTGTCAGAAAGAGCTGATTTTGGCATTGCAGGGTAAAAATTTCACTATTTCTCCATTAGGGCCCCGATTTGGGAAACTGAATCGGGGGTTTCTAAAAAATAAAATACTAAATATTTTTCATGTCAAATTTTAATGATAGACTTTTCTACAAAAGATTGAAATTGATAGAAGCTCCTCACAATATTCTAACGACTAAAGTGAAAGACTTCGATTTCAAATTATACGATGCTCCGCAATTAAGTGTGGAGATGATAGATATAATGTTATTTCACGCTGGTCGAGGCCTCAGTGCAAACCAACTCAACCTAGACGCTCGTATTTTTGTTATGCAGAAAAGTTCTGGCGAATTTGTTACATCAATCAATCCCAAAATAATATCCAAATCCGAAAAGACTCAAATAGATGCGGAAGGCTGTTTGAGTTACCCCAATATATTCTTAGAAATATCTAGACCACAATCTGTCGAAGTAGAGTATTATGACGAACATGAAAATAAAGTAACTGAGTTTTTGACCGGAATCGACGCAAGATGTTTTCAACACGAATTAGATCATCTAAACGGCGTTGTTTATACATCGAAGGTATCCAGTTTGAAAGTTCAGAGGGCGAAAACTCGTGCGAAGAAACAAACGAAAAATAATTATACTATAAATAATAGTAATATTATGGGGGTTCATAATGGAACTGGATCTAAAAACAGAATTCGAAAAATATAAAACTATTGAAAAAACAGGTGAGTATTCTACATCTGTCGCTAAACAACTAGCACTCTTTTCAACACTAGTTTATAAGACCGACAACAGACATTTCCTAGAGAATGCGTTGTCAGGTTACACCAAATCACACTTCAAAACTTTTGATAACGATGGTACAGAAGCACTCGTAGTAAAGACTGGAACTTGCATTGTTCTTTCTTTTCGCGGAACTGAACCAACAGAACTCAAAGACATCTTAGCTGATATCAATATCATTCCGAAGAAATCCGAAGAAAGACAGGGGATTGTTCATAGTGGCTTCGCAGAAGCCCTTGATAAAATTTGGGATGATGTAGAACTTTATCTGGACTCAATCCATGCGTCCGGAGATTTGGTCTACATTTGCGGTCACAGTCTTGGTGGGGCTCTTGCGACTGTCGCTGCTGCTAGATCGAAGTACCTTTGCCAAGTGTATACTTACGGTCAACCAAGAGTTGGAAGTAGAAAGTACGCAAAGAATGTAAAATCAACCATCTACCGCCACGTACAAGGAGCTGATATAGTTCCTGCCGTTCCGTTACCTATGCTTTTCTATAGACATATCGGAGAAATAAAAGTGGTAGACAAACAGAAGAAAATAGTGTACACTACAAAGTCTTTACTACATTTTGATTGGATTAGATTTAAACTCATGGTAGGATCAATCTTTTCCAAAATGCCGTTGCTGTCATTGGTAAAAGATCATGACATAACGGATTATTATGATAATATTGCATAGGGAACAATATGCCAACATACACATATATTTGTAATTCATGTAATTATAGATTTGAGGAAATGCTGAAAATATCCGAAAGAAATAGACCTCTACAGGAATCATGTGAAAATTGCGGAGAAAATGCGGTATCTCAAACTATATTGAAAGTGAATGTCGGCGATCCGATTGCATTAGGTGTCAAGAAGATACCAAAAGACTTTAAAGAAGGAGTTTTAGATAAAGCCAGAAAAGTGCCAGGCGCTGCGATTTGAGTTTTACATTATGGAATATTATGGGATGGTGCTCAACAACAGGAGCCATTTCATGGGTAAGCATAGAAGAAAAACTGCGAGGTTCGCATTGAACGAATCACACTTTAACATAGTGGATATTCACCCAATGACTGCGAATCAGACCAGAGTATTTGAAGACTTTGAAAACGGAAAACACCTATTTTTACATGGTGTCGCTGGAACAGGAAAGACCTACATTTCTTTGTATCTAGCAGCAAGAGAACTATTTGACTTAGGCCCGAGATATAAAAATTTAAGCATAGTAAGGAGTATTGTACCTACAAGAGATATCGGGTTTTTGCCAGGCTCGGAAGAACAAAAGATGGAAGTCTATGAGGCTCCATATAAATCAATCTTCTCTGATTTATTTTGCAGGGGAGACGCATACCAACTACTGAAAAAGAAGGGTGCGATTAATTTCATGACTACCTCGTTTATTAGAGGGGTCACATTAAACGACACCATCATTTTAGTAGACGAGTGCCAGAATATGAATTTCCACGAGTTGGATTCGATTATTACAAGGATGGGACAAAATTGTAGAATTATTTTTTGTGGAGATTTCCGGCAAAGTGACTTCACAAAGACAAACGACAAGGATGGCATACTGAAATTTATGGAGATTATGAAGAATATGCCAGATGTTGGATTTACAGAATTTGTAGAACATGATATTGTGAGGAGTTGTTTTGTTAAGTCATATATACTTAATAAGTTGCAAGCCGGAATAGTCTAAGGAGAAACCTATGGGCGAACTGATAGATGCAAGAGATGTATTCGCGGTTCGGAAGCATATCAACGCAAAGGATCTGAAAGGTATTCAGAATTATATGAAAGCAGAGGAATATTCTAGAAATATATCTCATAGTCTGATGGAAAATATCATAGACGCAATTGACCAGTCTGGATTCAACATATCAGAAAGAAAAATGCTAGATGATTTGACGTTTATTAGTATGGCAATAACTGCCAGCCTAGATAGACAGCTCGGTGTCGACAATCAATTTTACGAACATATCGGAAAAATGATTAAGAAAATTAAGTCTGAGATAATGAATGCCGAAATAAAATAAGGTAGGTTATGTTTAATCATGTAGAGTTTGAGTCTGATAACTTTGAACTTAAAACTGTGAATGAAGATGGAAAAAGATGGTATGTTACTGATAGTGGTGGGAGATATCCTTCCATCACTACAGTAATCTCTTACTTTAGTAGGGACTCCATCATGGCATGGAGAAAACGAGTTGGAGAAGAAGAGGCAAATAAAGTCTCTCTCAAGGCATCTCGTAGAGGAACCAATGTCCACTTAATGTGCGAAGATTACATCAACAATCTTCCTATGAAAAAAGAAGCGATGCCAAGCGACTTGGAAATGTTTTATATCATGAAACCAGTCCTTGATGAAAGAATTGGGGATGTCTACGCACAAGAATATGCAATGTATTCGGATCATCTCGGAATAGCAGGACGTTGTGACTGTATTGCGATGTTCGATGGTAAACTATCCATCATAGACTTCAAAACGTCTAAGAGACCTCTCAGTGCGTTTGGTGGCGAGAAATTGGACAAGTACTTCAGACAAGCCTCAGGGTACGCAGTAATGTTTGAAGAACGAACCAAAATACCTGTATCACAGGTTGTTATTATTGCTGCAGTAGATAATGAGTTACATCCGGAAGTCCACGTTTCAAAGAGAGACAGTCATGTCGGAGATTTGATTGGAATGATTGATGAATATTATAGTAAAAATAACATGATAAAAAGAAGATTATAGTGTATAACGCAACATTTATCTCAGACTTACATTTAGGATCAAAACATTGTCAGGCCGACAAGTTGTATGATTTTCTGAAAAATCTTAAGACGAAAAAATTATACCTAGTGGGCGACATTTTGGATGGATGGAGACTAAAAAAGAAGTGGTACTGGCCGAAAAGTCATAACAAAGTCGTAAAGCTTATTCTAGATATGGCAAAAGATATAGAAGTAGTCTATATTACTGGAAACCATGACGAATTTCTCAGAACTTCTATGGCGAAAAGTGTTAAGATAAATAAACTTACGATAAAAAACCGATGTGCATACTATGGACTGGACGGGAAAAAATATCTAGTCGTTCATGGAGATATTTTTGATTACTTGATGAAATTCAAGTTCGGGCGATGGATAATGCAGATTGGGGATCTTGCATATGATTTTCTAATGTATATCAATATATATGTCAATTCATTCCGACGGCTGTTTAATCTGAATTATTGGTCATTAACCAAATATATGAAAATTAAAGCAAAGAATGCAACAAACTGGTCACTTGGAAAATTTTTAGAAAATTTCGAAACTCAAATGACAAGATATTGTTCTCGCAAGGGATATGACGGAATTATTTGCGGTCATATACATAATCCCACTATAAATATTCATTCTGGGATTGTTTACATGAATGACGGAGATTGGGTGGATAATTGTTCTGCTCTAGTAGAAGACTCTTCTGGTAACTGGAGTATCATCTATTACGATGAAGAATAATGGGTATCTAATGATTTCCAAATATTCTTCATTTATTTCACGAAATATTGACGAAAATTGGGGAAGGGAGTACTAAATATGTGGGTATGGTTAATTCAAGCTATTGCTGGAAGTATAATCGGAAGTGCTACAAGTAGTTGGTTTCAAAACACTGCTGCAGGGAGATGGTTCTTTGCAAAAGTATCTTCGGTATACGACTGGGCCGCTGAGCGGTATAATCTAAAAGTCTTGGATGCAGAAGATACTTGGAGAAAAAAGTATCCGAATGTGTCTGCTAAGATGGACGAACTAGAAAGTAGGTTGGAGGCGCTAGAGAAAAAATAATTCACACATTAAGGACATTCACAGTGGAAAATTACAGACAAGTTCAGGCAAGACTAACAGACCTAAATTGGGATGGAGAGGATTACGAAGAAACTGTCGTTAAAATTTCGGCAGACTTCGCTGCAGATTCCGTAAAAGCACTAACATCAGATTATACTAAATACTATAATGTGATTAAGAACACTGTGAAAAACTCGGTATCGGTGAATTATGATCCAGAACTAGAGCCAATCGCAGTCTTATCTACAAACTAATGTAGAACTTATTGACAAACCCTTCGTTATGTTATATAATTGTTGAGTTATTTAACATAGCACAGGAATATTGCATATGAAATTTACGCTTCTGTTCGCCGTGGCGTTGGGAATATTTACACCCAATAAAGTGGCTACTAGTGTTCTGGATAGAAATGCATCAATTGAAGAAGAAGTTCGCTGTCTTGCAGAGAACGTCTACTTCGAATCAAGAAATGAGAGTGTTATGGGACAAATCGCTGTCGCATATGTTACTCTTAATCGCGTTTTTGCACCAAAACATCCAGACACTATTTGTGGCGTAGTCCGTCAGGGAGAATACAAAGAATCTTGGAAAACTAGGGCAACCAAAGATCCAAATGATGCGGTATTCGTCCCCGTAAAAGACAGATGTCAATTTTCTTGGTACTGTGATGGTAAATCTGACAAAATACTTGATTTGACTGCATGGAAAAGTGCAGTCAATGTAGCCGCAATGGTTACAGTCGAGTACGGATCAGAACGACATAGTGATCCTACAGACGGAGCGCTATGGTATCATGCAGACTATGTTCAATCCAAATTCCATTCTAAGTTGGTCTATACCACTAAGATTGGAACTCACATATTCTACCGATAGGAAAAAACTAGTATGCTAAAGACTATGACTCAAAAAGAGTTCAGTGAAGAAATTGAAAAGTATGTAAAAATATCAAGAGAATCTTACATGGATTCCGTTATTATGTATTGTAAAGAGAATGATCTGGACTATGAGAATATTAATTCTCTTATGAGTACAGTACTCAAACAAAAAATACAATTTGAGGCGGAAAACCTCAACATGATGGCAAAAACTGCTAATCAATTACCCCTGTGAGGTCGGGTCTGGTCATGGCCAGCAGAAAAATGGATGATTTTGAATGTTATAAGATGTTTATAGCAATGAAAAATCATTTCTCCACAAAAAATGACTCCTATGATTACATAAAGTATCGTGGAAGAGTCTCTATACCCGAAAATACCTACCTAAAACGAAAAGATCGTGCGATTTTCAAGGATTTGAGTAAAAAATACACTCGCAAGGAGTTGGAAAATTACTTTTTATCTGTATTTCTGTCTTCTAACGAAAATGGAACGGCAATTGCCAGAGGAGAATTCTTAAATTCTTCGGATTTACTCTCAGAAGAGACTCAAGATTACTATAAACTATGGAAAACGAGAAATCAGAGTCTTTCGTACTTGTTTGAGGAAGATTTTGGTAAAATTATGGACTCTGCTTTGGAAAATCAGTTAAATTTTAACGAAATTTTTGATTGTATTGATGGAGACTATCCTCTAGTCATGCAAATGGAGCGTAGGGGGTTGATTTCTATTGAAACATTGGTGATTCTAGACAAAATTCTCGACTTCTTAGGCAGTGTAAAGATAAAAGATACTATTTACTGGCCGATATACAAACGAAAGTGTAAAAAGTACTCAGGATTTTTGATCATAAATAATAAAACCTATACTAAAAAGGTGAGGAAAATACTAATAGACGATTATTACGAAGAGTATGGTAAATATTACGAAGAGTATAGTAAATCACTAGAGAAGTAAAATGCATTTAGCAGTAATTACACTTTTGTCGGCGCTTGCAATCAGTGGAGTCGCCGCTTATTATTCTATATTTGGATTGGCAAAGATATTTTCTGCGGCCGTGATTCCAATTATCATTATGGGAGTTGTTCTTGAGGTTGGAAAACTCGTAACTGCATCTTGGTTATATAGAAACTGGAAGACTTGTCCATTACTACTCAAGACATATTTTGTGAGTGCGGTAGTGGTCTTGATGTTCATAACATCTATGGGCATTTTTGGGTTCTTATCGTCTGCACATATAGAACAGACTCTGGGAAATCAAGAGAATCAATCTAAGATACTCAGAGTAGAAGAAGAAATTCAACGGACAGACTATCTTATTGATGCCGCAGAAGCAAAGATACAAAATCTAGAAAGTGCGGATATAGATTTCTCTGATGGCATACAGAGTCAGATCGACAGAGAACAACAACGAATTGATACCGCATATGAACGTGCGGATCCCCAAATAAAATCTCAGATGGCTATTATCGAAAGAGAGAATGAGATAATCGAAAATAGAGTCAAACCCTATAGAGATGAAATTGCAAATATCGATTCTCGCGTAGAACAACTAGACGGAGCCATTAAAGAGAATAATGTAAGAATAATACAGAGAATAGTCGGCACAATTGTTGATGGTTCTTATGGAGAAGAAACTGCATCTAAAGTAGACTACTTTCGATCTCAACAACTAGAAGAAAGAGACAAACTTCTAGAAAAGATTGATGAACTAAGAAATAAGGATAACCAGAATGTAGACTCTGCGATGGATCAAATTGCAGATATAAGGGAAACTGTGCGTCAGGAGATAACTGACTCCAATGCTCTCATACAACGTCTCAGATCGCAACTGGGTGCGCCTGTGAACGATAATAAACTAGAGTTGGTTGCAGAACAAAGAAATATTATAGATACCTTAGAAGACAAACTAGACGTTCTGAACCTAGAAAAATTTGATCTGGAAACCAGTTATCGACAACTGGAGGCGGAAGTCGGCCCAATTAAATATATTGCAGAACTTGCAATAGGAAATAACGCATCAGAAGAAGCATTAGAGAACGCAGTCAAATGGATCATACTTCTCATTGTATTTGTATTTGATCCTCTTGCGGTACTTCTTTTGATTGCTGCGAATATGAACTTGGTGCAAGTTAAGAATGCAAAACTCGCAGAAGAGGGCGTACTTACCCATGTTCCAAATTTTGATGATGCAGAAAATGTATTAATGAAAACCTCTGGTGGATGGCAGAGAATTGATAGAACAGAGAAACGTCGAAGGGAACTCAACGAAACTCTGAAGGATGAAAACGAAACTTAAGGAGAAGTTATATTATGCCGACGAAATATCAAAAAAGTGTATCGAATATGGATCGACAAACAAAAAAGAAAACAATAAAACATTATTATATGAAGAGCCTCACCAAGGACGAGGTTTTGGACAAATACTATACAGCGAATAAACCGAAATTAAAGCAAAAATTCCGAAATGAGTTGATCTCAAAGCGGGGTTTCACACAAGAATCTCTTCAACTTGCAGAAGCAAGTAGGGATAATTAGTAGTTGACAAACCAATATTACTTTGGTATGATACTACACAATATCATAATGATGATATTAACATATAAAAATACTACGAATATAAGGAAATACTATGTCGAATGCATTCGCAAAACTCAAAAAGGGTAAGGACTTCAGCAAACTCACTGCTGAGTTAGAGAAGATCCAATCCCCCCAACAAACTTCTTCCAATAGAGATGATCGTTTCTGGAAGCCAACTACAGACAAAACCGGAAATGGTTATGCTGTAATCCGTTTCTTGCCGCCTCCTGCGGATGAAGATTTGCCTTGGGTTCGCGTCTTTACTCATGGGTTCAAAGGGCCCGGTGGTTGGTTCATTGAGAACTCTTTGACAACCTTGGGTAAGAAGTGCCCTGTCAGTGAAGCAAACACTGAACTGTGGAACACCGGAACTACGGAAAACCAAAACCTTGCGAGAGAACGCAAGCGTAAGTTGAAGTATTATTCCAACATCTATGTGGTGAGTGACCCCGCTCATCCCGAAAATGAAGGTAAGGTATTCTTATACCAGTTTGGTAAGAAGATCTTTGATAAGATCTCTGACATCATGCAACCCGCATTTGAAGATGAAGAGCCAATCAACCCATTTGATTTATGGGAAGGTGCGAACTTCAAGTTGAAGATTCGAACTGTGGACGGTTATATCAACTATGACAAGTCTGAGTTTGATTCTGTTAGTGCATTGTCTGATGATGACGATGAGTTAGAGGCAGTCTTTAACAAAGAGTATTCTTTGCAAGAGTTTGTTTCTCCTGAGTCATTCAAGACTTATGAACAGTTAAAGGAACGTCTTGATAGAGTTCTTGGTACTGTATCTGTGACTAGGACTGCTGCAGAGGATATGGTTGAAGACACGATGGAAGTTCCATTCGCTGTCGAAACTCCAGCTCCTGCGCCTGCAAAGGAAAGAGTTGCTGCTGTGGAAGATGAAGAAGATGATGCGTTGTCTTACTTTGAGAAGTTAGCAAACGAAGACTAATATCTCTCAGGGGCGAGGAAACTCGCCCCATTCTTTCTATGCTAACATGTGACGACAATTTAAGTTTTATGAGAACATTGGACACCGAGTCCATAGACTTAATTTATTGTGACATATTGTTTGGGACAGGAAATTCTTTCAAGGATTATAAAGATCCTTCTTTGAAAACATTTTCAGATATTAGAAGTTTTTATGAGCCCAGATATTATGAGATGCTTCGTATATTAAAATCTTCCGGCCTAATATACATACACTGCGATTATCAAATATCACACTATACCAAGATACTTTTAGACGAAATTTTTGGAGTAGAAAATTTTAGAAATGAAATAATCTGGTATTATAATTCCGCACCAAGAAAAAAGAAAGACTTTGGAAAACGACACGATACTATCTTTCGTTATAGCAAGTCAGAAACTTATTACTTTAACAGCTCGTCGAAATTTATTCGACAAGATTATAGTCCCACTGCACCCAGAGGTTATGCTAAAGAAAAGTATTATAGCCCGGACGGAAAGATTCTAGACGATGTTTGGAAGATTCCTATGTTGGGCCAAAATGATAAGACAGAAAGAGTTGGGTATTCTACACAAAAACCGTTAAATCTTTTATTGCCAATATTGGATAGTTCATGTCCTCCCAACGGAATAGTCGCAGATTTTTTTTGTGGTAGTGGAACTACTTTAGTTGCAGCTAACCAATTGGGATTAAAATATATTGGTTGCGATATTAATTCTGATGCAATCTCTATTTCTAGGAGACGCACACTTTTGGGGTAAATAATTCAAATGGCGGGGTTCCCGAGCGGTCAAAGGGATCAGACTGTAAATCTGACGGCTATGCCTTCGAAGGTTCGAATCCTTCTCCCGCCACCATGTTTTATTACGAGATCTCTTGTCGAAAAATAAAGAAGTGTGCTGCGGAGTTCGGTGCGCGGGTATGGTTCAATGGTAGAACCTCAGCCTTCCAAGCTGAAGATGCGGGTTCGATTCCCGCTACCCGCTCCAGTTTCACGGCATTGTTTCGGAAATATGGGTTTTGGCATCTGGAGTCATTGCTCACATAGCTCAGTCGGTAGAGCACTTCCTTGGTAAGGAAGAGGTCATCGGTTCAAATCCGATTGTGAGCACC